ACTAGTTGCTACCTCGTGGGGAATGAACGCTCTATACGGATTTATAGCGTTTCTATTGATAACAAACATATTGACACCATTATTGACTAAAAAGTGGGGTTATAATGAAGCTAAAAACAAATACAGGAGAAAGGAAGATGACTGAACTATTCGATAAAATCAAATCTATGAAGAAAACTACTTTAGCAGTAGTAGGTATATTCGCAGTAATTGTTATTATTAATCTACTAGGTTACGGAGGCTAGTATGCCATCACACTTTATAGGTAAGACAGGCTCCGCTTATGATAAAGCCATTAAAGAGCATAGAGCTACTACTGGGAACAAAGGTAAAAAGACTACTAAAGGTAAAAAGAAAACTAAACGTAAATCTAGTTACTAGTATAAGGAGTTAGAATGAGTAAATGTGCTTTACTATATTTTGTAATAGGTGTGACACTTACTACTGCTAGTTATGCTTTCTTTGGACAGATGATGCAGATGCCAGGCAAGGCATTTCAAACAGGTAGTCAGATGCTTATGCCCCAACAAAACATGGTACAATCGCAACAACCATGCACTTGTATGTGTAAAACTGATTAGGAATTATCATGGCGTGTGCAAAACCTGTTAAAAAGATGAAGAAACCAACTAAACGTAAGAATAAATACTAGGAGTAATTTATGCCACAACATCAAGGAAACGTTAATTTTCAACAATATCAAGCGAATCAACAAAATAACCCTTGGGCTAAAAATAACCCAAGTAGTTATGATATGTTAATGATGCGTACACAACAAAACGTTAGTACTGGAATGCCCCGTAACGAAGCTGAAGCTCGTGCTGCACAGGAGATACTTGCTGTACAAAAAGCTGGAGGTCACCCTATGGGTATGATTAATGAAACAGAAGCTACCAATAATGAAATTTCAGGTAGTAGACAAGCTCATGACGCTATGCAACTACAAGAGCAAGAAAAGGCTGCTACGAAACAACAGTTTGATAACACAATTACTGATTTCAATAAGTGGTTAATGCAACAAGGTAAGCCTCCTATGCCTGCGCCTAGACAACCTAACAATAGAGGTTGGGAAGGTGCTACAGAAGCCCTTCAACAGTTACAAAAGTTACAATTACCAGTAATTAAATATTAGGAGATTATCATGCCAACACATGCAAAAAATAGAAGAGCTGCCAGGATTAAAGATACTCGTACACAAGAAGAAAAAAACATGGACCCATACAATATGAAGGGTATTCGTGAAGATAATAGAAACAAAAGACAAGCTGATAGAGCTGAAGCTAAAATAAAAGCAAAAAATTTTAATGAGTTTGCGCAACGTGCAGGGTTTGTATCAAATCCTAATGCAGTGCAACGTACGTACTCACCATCAAGTATTTTTGATACTTCGGGTGCAGAAGCTGACCGTATTTGGAACAGCGGTGCTAGAGACAGATTTGAACCTACATCAATGGTTAATACACAAACACCAGTACAAACTAATACTAGTAATACAGGACGTGGTGTTAGAAATACAGAATTAGCTGCTAAAAATAAGAACATAGTAAATGAAGTAATAGCTAAAGTAGTTGATAATAGAAATCCAGGAACAAGAAGAAAAGATAACAGGGAGTTAAACCAACTATCTTTTAATGACTATCAAAAAGAAATGGAAATTTTAGATTGGGAAAACCGTCAAAATTACGTACAAACTAGACGTGGAATGAGACCTCCTAGACAAGGAATATTACCAGTTGTACCGAATACACCTAATTTAATTGATATAGCTAGAAATCCTGATTATGCAATAGGTCAAGAAGATGCACCTGTTAATACAGAGATTCGCAGGGCAGAACCAGCTGCACCTTCTGTACCGATACACCCAGTAACAGGGTTACGTATTGAAAAAGGTGACAATTGGAATTCTTACACAGATGCCCCAAGTGGAACTACGTTCAATAATGAAAACTTTAATTGGAATAATGAAAACTTTAAAACACCTACTGGAAATGTAGATGGACTATCACAACAGGAAATTGATGTGTTATATGGACGTACACCTAGTCCTGTACAACCTAAACAAGAGGTTGATTTCTCAAGTATTGCAAATTTCTTTAGGAATTTAGGTAAATAAATTAAAGTTTGAGATTAATTAATGGAAATTAAGTTTCATCACTGTACAGCATTAAGTAAAGGCCAAGCATACCTATATTATAGGTATGACAAAGCTTTACCCGGGTACTTTGTGACTAGTGTTGCTATTGCAGATACTATGGAAGCAAAACGAAACTTTACAGAAGTATTAAAATATTTTTTTGTAGAAATAGTTAGAAGTAAAGACGTTTACTGTAATCTATTTGAAAATAGCGTAGAACTTTTTAGTAAGTACGTTAATACTCCACAACAGTATAATGGTATGACCATATATAAGGTTAAACCTTATGAGGAAATAGTCGGATGAAAGAAAACAAAGATGAGTTAGATTTAGACTTAAGTGAAGCAAAAAGCTTAACTGAATGGGAAAATCCGCCTAAGTTAGAAGAACTTAAGCAAGACTACCAAGAAGCACAATCAGCACATACTGACCACGTACTTGAGATAGATAACTGGTTAAGCAATTTAAACGGTGACCAACAAATTAAAGCTAAAAAGGGTAGGTCTAAAATTGTACCTAAACTTATTCGTAAACAAGCTGAATGGCGCTATGCTGCATTAAGCGAGCCTTTCCTATCTACTGATGACTTATTTAATACAGCCCCAGCTACCTTTGAAGATAAAGAAGCTGCTATTCAGAATGGTCAAGTACTTAACTATCAGATTAATTCCAAGATTGACAAAACTAAGTTTATCGATGAATACATCCGTACAGCCGTAGATGAAGGCACAGTTGTAGTTAAAGTAGGCTGGGAGTACGAAGAAGAAATTGAAGAGGTAGAAGTACCAGATTTTGATTTTCAACCGACTCCTGAAGCTGGACAAACGCACCAACAGTTACATGCAATGATGCAGGAAGACCCTGAGAGATTTCAACAAGAAATTCCACCAGAGATGCAACAAGCACATGAAATTACTATGCAAGGTGGTGCGCCTGTAATGCCTGTACAAGTTGGCTCACATATAGAAGAACAAATTAAAATTCTTAAGAATCAACCTGAGTTAGAGGTATGTGATTACAATAATGTAGTTATTGACCCAACTTGTCAAGGTGACTTAAATAGTGCAGAGTTCATAATTTATAGCTTTGAAACATCGATGTCTCAGCTTAAGAAAGACGGTAGATATGATAATTTAAAACATGTGTCTTTAGATAACAGTAGTCCACTTAATGAGCCTGATTTTGAGGCAGGTGATGACAGTAGTTTTAAGTTTAAAGATGACGCACGTAAAAAGATTGTAGTTTATGAATACTGGGGTTTCTGGGATATTAATGGTACAGGTGAAGTAGAACCTTTTGTAGCTTCATGGGTAGGTAATACGTTAATCAGAATGGATGAGAATCCATTCCCAGATAAGAAGTTACCATTTGTAGCAATACAATACCTACCTAGACGTAAATCCATATATGGTGAACCGGATGGTGCATTACTAGAGGACAACCAGAAGATTGTAGGTGCTGTAACTCGTGGTATGATTGATATCATCGGTAGAAGTGCTAACGGTCAGATGGGTATCCGTAAGGACGCTCTAGACGTTACTAACGCACGTAAGTTTGAACAAGGTGCTGATTACAAGTTTAATTCTAATGTAGACCCTAGACAAGCTTTCCACATGGAAGTTTATCCAGAGATTCCTGGTAGTGCCTTGAATATGCTTAACCTTCAAAATAATGAAGCTGAGTCTCTTACAGGTGTTAAAGCATTCAGTCAGGGTATCACAGGCCAAGCATTAGGTTCTACAGCTACTGGAATTAGGTCAGCATTAGATGCTTCATCTAAGCGTGAACTAGGTATCTTACGTAGATTAGCTAATGGTATTAACCAGATAGGTAGAAAGGTTATCTCTATGAATGCAGAGTTTTTATCTGACCAAGAGATTATCCGAGTCACAAACGAAGAGTTCGTTGCTATCAACCGTGAAGACTTAGGTGGCAATTACGACATCAAACTAAACATATCTACTGCTGAAGCAGATAATGAGAAAGCTCAAGAGTTATCATTCATGTTACAAACTATGGGTAATAACATGGACCCAGCGATGTCACAGATGATATTATCGGACATTGCACGTTTACGTAAGATGCCAGAGTTATCTAAACAAATTAAAGAATACCAGCCACAACCTAATCCGATGGCTGAACAGAAAGCACAACTTGAGATGCAACTACTACAAGCACAGATAGCTAATGAACAAGCTAAAGCTGCTGAGAATACTGTAGATGTTGAATACAAGAAGGCTAAGACTGCTACTGAGATGGCTAAGAATAGAAATCTTAATAGTAAGTCTGACTTGGAAGACCTTAACTTCGTGGAGCAAGAGTCTGGTGTAGGTCGCCAGCATGAGGAAAACATGAAGAAGGTTGACCAAGGACACGGGATGGATAATAAGTTTGCAGACGCGCTTATTAACGACCCTGTGTTAAATGGAGGGTAATGTTTAAAAAACCGTGATATAATCCGGTTAAAGTAACTTTACTTTGTTTAATCTCATTTTGAGGACACACGATGAACAATGAAGAGCAAATAGAAGTATTAGAAAGTAATATGGTAGATTCAAAACATTTTGTAGATGTTAAGAATAGTATGGTTAAGCTACAGAATAATAAAGAATTTAAAAAAGTAATCATTGAGTATTACTTTAAGGAAGAAGCTGCGAGACTAGTTATGGCTAAAAGCTCTAACTTAACTGAAGAGCAGCAAATAGTTATCGATAAGATGATTTATGGTATCGGTTCACTAGCGAAGTTTTTCGATAGTGTATTGTCAAGAGGAGTTCAATCTGAACAACAGCTTGCTGAAGATGAAGAAACTAAAGCAACGCTTATTCAGGAGGGCTTAGCATAATGGCATTAGATAACGCACTGGGAATGACAGATGAGGAATTCCTAAAACAAGATTTAAGTATGCTTGAGGAAGAACTAGACCAAGAACTAGAAGCTCAAGAAACTAACCAGATTGATGAAGCAGACGGAGAGCAAACTCTTGAAGCAGAATCGAATGAGGGTACTACTGAAGAAGTAGTAGCTGAAAGTAACACCGATGAATCTGACGCAGATGATTCAGTAGATGAAGTAGCCGACCCGTTAGAGGATACTCTAGCAGAGGATGAAACAACTAATGATGATAACTCCACAGAGTCTCAGGATACAGATGTAACTGCAAATACCGAAACAGATGATACACTTGAGGATACTCAAGAGTCATCTGGAGTAGATTTTGAGGGTGCATATAAACGGATTATGTCACCGTTTAAGGCTAGCAAGCGAATGATGCAAGTCGACACTGTCGATGATGCTATTTCGTTAATGCAAAAGGGTGCTGACTATAATCAGAAGATGCAGGCGTTAAATCCGAATCTAAAGATTGTTAGCATGTTAGAAAAAGAAGGTTTGTTAGATACTGCAAAGTTGAATAACTTAATTGACTTATCTAAGAAAAACCCTCAAGCAATTGCTAAACTTATTAAAGATAGTGGCATTGACCCGTTAGATATAGATACTGATGAGGAAGTAGATTATAAACCTACAGACTACGGAGTATCTGATACGGAGTTTAAGATAAATCAGGCGTTAGACGGTATTAAAGATTCGCCATCTTTTGACAAGACATTAAATGTTTTATCTAAAGAATGGGATAACGAAAGTAAGAAGTTAATAACTGAAAATCCTGAGATTATCGGAATTATCAATGACCACGTTTATAACGGTGTCTATGATAAGGTTCAGTCAATCATTGACTCTGAGCGTGCGGTAGGTAGATTAGCTAATGTACCTGACGTAGTAGCTTATAGACAAGTGGCAGAATACCTCCAACATCAGGGCGCTATAGTCAATGAGGGACACGGTAATCAACAACCTCAAGCATCTGTACCACAGACTAAAGCAAATGAAGTAGATACTGCAAAGCTTAACCAGAAACGGAAAGCAGCAGCATCTACAAAGAAAACTGCTAGCAAGAAAACTTCGTCTACTCCGGATTATCTAAAGATGACCGATGATGAGTTTATGAAGATAGCGGCTAGTGGTTAAATTTAATAAAGCTTTATAGGAGAATATCATGGCTTTAACATATGGAACACCTGTCGGTCCTCAAGCGCGCACTGACTTTTATTACAAAAAAGCGCTAATCGCTACACGCGATAAACAGTACTTCATGCCTTTGGCTGATGTACGTGCAATGCCTAAGCATCACGGTAAGACTATTAAACAAGACGTTTACCAGCCTTTACTAGATGACTTGAACAATAATGACCAAGGCTTAGATGCTGCTGGTTTAATTGTACTTAAGGATAAGTACTCTGCATGGAAGATTGATGGTACGCAAGCAACTGGTGGTACTGGTTGGACTGCTGCTTCATCTACTACTGCTGGTTACTATGCAACTTCAGCTAACGCTTTAGCTGCTACTGGTGCAGTTGTTGCTCTTAAGAACTCTGGTAACATTTATGGTTCTGCTAAAGACATCGGTGTAATTGCTGACCGTCTTCCTGCATTGACTGAGAATGGTGGTAGAGTTAACCGTGTTGGTATGACTCGTACGCAAATTACTGGTTCTATCGTGAAGCAAGGCTTCTTTACTGAGTACACTCAAGAGTCTTTAGACTTTGATACAGACTCAGAATTGATGTCACACATCACTGAAGAAATGGTACAAGGTGCAACTGAGTTAACTGAAGCTGCTTTACAAGTAGACTTACTTAACACTGCAACTTCTAGCGGTACTGTTAAGTATCCTGGTGCTGTTATTACTAAAGCAACTGTTGCAGCTGCTGTTGATTACGAAGACTTTATGCAATTATCTATTGCTTTGGATAACGCTAAGTGTCCTAAGCAAACTAAGATTATTTCTGGTTCTCGTATGACAGATACTAAAACTGTTAATGGTGGTCGTGTAATGTACATTGGCCCTGACTTGATTCCATTAGTTCGTAAGATGAAGGACATCGGTGGTTCATCTTCAGCTGTAGGTTCAGGTTTTACTTCTGTAGAGAAGTATGCTGATGCTGCTAACATCCTTAACGGTGAGATTGGTTCAGTAGACCAGTTCCGTATCGTTGTAGTTCCTGAGATGTTGTACTCTGCTAAAGGTGGTGCTTCTAGTGCTGATATTTACCCTATGCTTGTTGTAGGTGATGGTTCATTTACTACTATCGGTTTCCAAACTGATGGTAAGACTGTGAAGTTCACT